CCGGCTGGGACAACGCCATCATGATGGACGGAGGCGGAAGCGCCTGCTTCATGGACAGCGAGGGCAAAGGATTCACTGGGGATGGGCGGGTGATCCCGTTCTTCCTGGTGTGGAAGTACAAGAGCGCAGACAATGAGCCGGAAGGAGAGAAACCTATGGTAGAGATCAACGCCTATTCCAAGGCGAAGGACGGCGGCAAGAAGCTGTCCGGCAATTTCAAGGTCAGCGAGTTTGCCTGCAAGGACGGCTCCGATGCCGTGCTGGTGGCGCCCCGGCTGGTGATGGTGCTGCAGAGCATCCGCAGCCACTTTGGCGTTCCGGTGATCATTCACAGCGCCTATCGCACGCCGCAGTATAACAAGCAGGTGGACGGCGCAGCCCACAGCCAGCACTGTTATGGCACGGCGGCGGACATTTCCGTGAAGGGGCAGACACCGGCAGCGGTGGCGGCTTATGCCCGGACGCTGATGCCGGACTGGGGCGGCGTGGGGATTTATGGCAGCTTCACGCATATCGACGTCCGGGAAACCCGCTCGGATTGGAACGGATAAGGAGGACCATGTATGGCAGGCTATTACGACAAGAACAAGGACTATTCCAAAGAGCTTCAGCGAACGGATCTGTCGGCCTCCGAGCGGGCACAGCTGCGTCAAGAGCGGCAGAACAAGATCAATGATAAGTACGGCGGCAAGGAGCCGAATATGATCGGCTCCAATAAGACATACACACAGACCTACGGCGGTTCCTCCGGCGGCAGTTCCAAGGGCAGCTACAAGGGTGTGGAATACACCCGCGAGAACAACGGCGGCGGCATTTACGGGATGCCAACCAGCAATTCCGAGGTGAAAAACTACAAGCGGGGCGGTGTGACCTATCAGGTAGGCGCGGACATGAGTCGCCGCACGGATTTGGCTGGTAAGGCGCAGGTGTCCAACGGCTATACCGTGTTTTATGATGACAACGGCTATGCCTACAAGGCCGTGAAGGGTGTGGCGGACTACACCCCCCATCAGGACATCAACGCGGGGAATGGCAGTTATGGCAAAAGCGGGGCATGGACGGACAATGAAATGCTGTCCGCACTGGATCGGCAGAAGATTGCAGACATTCGGGCGCAGATGCAGGCGGGGAAAATCACTGGGGATCAGGCCAATCAGGCGGCAAACGCCATCCGGGCCGGGTACGGCTACACCATCGACAAGAGCGGCCTTGTCACGGACAACGGCGCGCTGTCTGCCGTGAATGACCGCCGGAAACAGCTGGGACTTTCCACCAGCCCGGAGAGCGCAGAACTGGACTATTACCGCTATCTCATGGGGACGGACACCTCCCCCTCCGCACAGGCCAACGGCAAAGTGCAGTCCTTCGGCGATTTCATGGCGGCGAATGGCGGCGTACAGGCCGGGACACCGGCATACGGCCAGCAGCGGGTCACGGACATCAATGCAGGAAGTACCCCGGCGAGCAATTTCACGGCGCAGGCCGGAACGAGCTTTGACATTGGGGACGGCAACGACTATCTGAAAGAGCTGTACGCCAAGAAGGTGGCGGCAGAGCTGGCGGCGCTGAAATCCGCCTATGAACAGAACACCTCCACCCTGGATGCCAGCCGCGCACAGATCGCGCCGGTGTATGACATCGCCCGGAACAGCGCGGCCAACCAGAACGCCCTGAGCCGGGGCGCATTTCAGGAGATGGCGGTGGCTAACGGCCTGAACACCGGCACCACCGGACAGGCGGCACTGGCACAGGACGTTGTGCTCCAACAGAACCTTTCCCAGATCGACCGGGAGCAGGCGGAAAAGACGGCGGCCATCGACCTTCAGCGGATCCAGCTGGACACGGAGTACCAGAACGCCATTGCCGAGGCGCAGGCCACTGGAAACGCAGAGCTGGCAAATGCCCTGTATGAAGAATACGTGCGGCAGCAGAACCAGGCGGTCAAGCAGACGGCGGCAGCGACCGCCACGACTGCCGCAAAGCCCATTTTAACGGCCAGTCAGGTACAGTCCGCCTTGAAAAACGGCATCGTGACGGATGACGTGATCTCTGCCTTTGATTACTATTACGGTCAGGGGTCTTATGATGCCCTGTACGGCACCGGCAAGCTGAAGGCGGGTACAACCGGCACTGCCAAAACCGGCAGTAAGCGCAGCGGCAAAAGCAGCTATTCCAACGGCAGCCTCACCAACGAGCAGGTGAAGCAGCTCCAGAAATACTACGGCGTGACCGCTGACGGCAAGTGGGGAACTAACTCCAAGAAGGCCGCAGGCGGCCTGACGGCTGACAAAGCATGGGCAAAGTATAGTAAGGGCCAGAAGAGCGGTTACTCTATGGGCTATGATGAATTGAAACGGACGATTTCTGATTATATGAATCGCGGCGGCTATCAGCGGGCACAAAACATCCTGAAAAGTCACTGGAATAGTCTGAGCGCCGCACAGCAGCAGGAAATTTCCAATATGTTCAAATAAGGAGCGTGCTATGGCAGTTCAAATGCCCGATTTGGTGGCTTATGGAAAAAACAAATCAGTAAAGTCTACCGCCGGAAGTTCCACATCCCCCCAGAAAAATGCAACGCAAATGCCCGATTTGGTGGCTTATGGGAAACGGAAATCTTCTGTTCCCAAGCCCGCCACAACGCAGAAAACCACCACGGACGCAGGGAAGCAGCAGGGCTTTGTGGCAGACCCCACCCGCGTCAAAAACAATGCGTCCAGCCGCGTCAAAAACATTGTGACCGGCGCAACGAAGTCCGCCGGTTCCTCCTTTACGAATCTGGGCGGTGTGCTGGCAGAGGGGGCCGGGAAGCTGAACACCCGGATCGCCAACCAGAACGCCGGGGATTCCCTTCAAAGCGACCATGACGCGGTAAAGCGGTATGAAAAGATGCTCCGGGACGTGAAGTGGGCCAACGGCAAGGCCATGACGGCGGCGGACGTGAAGCAGGTGCAGAGCTACCTTGCGGCGGCAAAACGCCGCATCGCGGCCCATGATGGCTACACCAAGGCGGTGGAGCGGTCCGACAAGGCGGTGGCGGACAAGGCGTATCAGAAGGCGGACCGCCTGTCTCAAAGCTCTGCTGCGGACGTGGCACAGGCCAAGAAAGGGCTGGGGCCGGTGGGTCAGTTCGCCGTGGATCTGGGCGTGCAGGGCGTACAGATGGCGGGGGATGTTGCGGCCAGCGCCGTGATCCCCGGATCCGGTCTCGCTCTGATGACGGCCCGTTCCGCCGGGAGCAGCGCCCAACGGGCCAGACAGGCCGGGGCCAACTACAACCAACAGCTTGCCTACGGACTGGGCAGCGGTGCGCTGAGCCTTGCCACGGAGAAGATCAGCAACGTGGCAAGCCCCTTCAAGAAGGCGTTCGGCAGCGGTGTTCTGGACAACGCCGTCAGCGGCGCGCTTTCCAAGCTGAACAACAGCGCGGCGGGCCGCGTGGCCCTCTCCATGATCTCCGAGGGCGGTGAGGAATTTATCGAGGATATTTTCCAGCCCGTTTTGCAGCGGGCCACCTATGACCCCTCTGCCCGGTTTGATCTGAGTGAGGCACTGTATGACGCGGCGGTGGGCGCGGCCATGGGCGGCATCGGCGCAGGTGTTGACGTCATCAGACAGCGTGGAAACGGCCAGGCGGACGCACAGCCCACGCAGAAGACGCGCCCGGAGGTGCGGGAGGATACTTATACCCCTGCACCCGCAAACGCCGCAGAGGGCGCGCAAAACGCCGCCCCCGGTGTGGAGACGGCGGAGAATATTCGGGTGGGTCAGGCGACTACCATCAAGAAGCCTTACAAGGGCGAAGTGCCGACCCAGACCCAGCGGCAGAACACAGCGCCGGTGCAGGTGAGCAGTGACGCCTTGACCCAAGCGCGGAACAGTATTGCCGGGGCGCGGGGGCTGGAATCTTCTCTGCCGGGGCAGAGCTTCAAGAGTACGCTGAAGAACGTCTACAAGAGCATCTTCAAGCCCGCAAAGGGCGTTGTTGTAGAGGGAACCTCTTTCGACGGACAGCCCTACGCGGTAGACATCAATAACAACGTGCCCGGAAAGGTTATCAGTGATGTAAACCTGACTGCGGAAAAGCTGTCTCTCCTGAGCAATCTTCCCGATGTTGTTAGGAACGGGACCTATGTTGGGAGTGGAGAATATACGCAGCATAGCGGAAGAAATCGCCCCGGTGTTCGGTATGATTACTTTGAAACCCCTGTGCAAATCAACGGCACCGACTATATCGCAAAATTTGATGTTGAAGTGCTACCCGGTGCAAACAATTATCGGACCCATCAGATTATAAAAATGGACCTGACACCCGCAGAGGCCAGGTTGGCGGGTCCAGCACCCGTGCCTTCCTCTGCGGCGTCAAGCCCTGTTGAGGGTACGCGTCCCCTCAATGCTAATGATAGCATAGCACAGGGGGCGGAAAATGTCAAGAACGGGGGAAGCCGGGACATTCTTTCCGAGGTTCTGTTCGGGAGGAAGCGAGCGAACCTGAATACCATGACGGAGGCCCAGCAGGACGCCGTTTTCCGGGCCAACGAGGCGGGCACCGTGGGCATGGACGCCACCGGCAAGGTGTTCCAGATCGACCCGGAGCAGCACATCGACCGGCGGCGGATGGAAACGGTGGGCGGCAGAGACATGAACGCCTTCCAGTTCGACCACCCGGAACTGCACCGCTATTATCAGGAAGCGGCCAACGCCCTGATCGCGGATGCAGACCTCTCCCTCCAGCAGCCCATGAGCCGCCGTTATGAGCGGACCATGGAGGGTAACACCGTCCAGCAGGCGGCGCAGACCTCTCCCCATCTGCGTCAGGCCATGAATGAGACCGGCCTCTCCCGTGACGCCATTATCGACGCAGCCCAGCGGATCATCACCGATCAGGGGCAGGAGAACGTGGCGGCGGCCAAGCGGGTGGAGCTGATCCTGGACGATATGCTCTCCCACGGCTACACCACCATGACCGGGGAAACGGTGGAACCCAACAGCGGGTATCTCACCACCAAGCAGGGCATTTTGGGGGCTGGTGAGCAGGCGCAGGGCCGCGGCTTAGAGGGTGTGGATGCTTTCGACACGCCGGGTGACGCCGTGGCGGGTGCGGTTAATACAGGCTTTGACACCATGCAGGCCAAGAGTGAGGAGTTCCACCCGGTCAACCCCAACAGCGCCCAGCGCATCCAGGCAGAACAGCGGCGGGCGCCCTCTGAGGTTCCCGTTGTGAACCCTGATACCGGGCGGAATGTGGAGAAAACGGTCTCCACCATTCTGAACAGCCCCCTGACCTCCCCGGAGATGGCAACTGTGTATGAAAACGCCATTTCCAGCGGCGCGTTCGACTATGATGTGGTGACGGACCGGAGCGCCGTGCAGCAGGCGCAGGCCAAGATCGCGCGGGACGGCTGGCGCGAGGTGGCGAACAGTTTCGTTGCCAAGGCGGAGCTGGGGCAGCGGATCACTAAGGCGGACACCGCCGAGGCCATCAGCGCATACAACCTCGCCATTTCCGAAGGAGACCACAAGGCCGCCTTTGAGCTGGCAACAGCCATTGCGGACGCGGCCCATGACAGCGCACAGATGGTGCAGGCCATGAACCTGATGAACCGGTTGACGCCGGAAGGCCGTTTGCTGACGCTGCGGCGGCTGGTAGACCGAATGAATGACCGGGCGGCACGGCAGAACCGGACGCCCCGGCAGAGCACCACCGACAGCGGAGACGTGGAAAGCGCACGGGTGGACTACATCGACAAGGTAACGGGCTTTACGCTCTCTGACGAGCTGGCAACCAACTACCTGATGGCAGAGACGGACGCGGAGCGGGCGGCGGCGTGGGACGCCATCACAACGTCCATTGCAGACCAGATCCCCAGCACCTTCATGGAGAAGGCCAATTTCTGGCGGTACACCTCCATGCTGACCAACCCCACCACCCACATCCGCAACATCATGGGCAACGCCATTCAGATGGGCGCACGGAAGATCAAGAACGGCATCGGAACCGCAATCGAGCGGGCGGTCATCAAGGACCCTTCTCAGCGGACAAAGGCCGTGAATGTTGACAAGGACCTGAAAGCCTTTGCCAAGGGCCAGTATGAGACGGACCAGAGCGCGGCTATGGGCAGCGGAAAGTATTCCGACGCCACGGCGGCAGGTATTGAGCGGGAGATCCAGAGCAAGCGGAAAATGTTCAAGGGGGAGGACGTTCTCTCCCGGTCTATCCAGTGGATAGGCGAAAAGAACAGCGAATTGCTGGATCGAGAGGACTTGCGCTTCAACCGGAACGCCTATGTAGACAGCTTCGCCCAAGCACTGCAAGCCAAAGGCGTGACGGCGGCAGAGGCCCACGCGGGCACCAGAGCCGCAGACGTGGAGGCGGCACGGGCCTACGCCATTGAGGAAGCACAGAAGGCTACCTACCGCAACACCACGGCGCTTTCTGAGGCGCTGTCCAAGCGCGGCCGGTATGATGCGAGTGACAATATTGTTGAGCGCGGTATAAGTTTTGTCACCGATGCGCTTCTCCCCTTCCGCAAGACCCCGGCCAATATCCTGACCACGGGTCTTGATTACAGCCCTGTTGGCATTGTAAAGAGTGTGAAGGAAGCTCTGTGGGATGTGCGGAGAGGTAACTGCACGGCGGCGGACGCCGTGGATTCCCTTGCATCCGGCCTCACCGGAACCGGCATTTTCGCGCTGGGCGCTTATCTGGCGGCGGAGGGGCTGCTCCACATCCGGGCCGGTGACGATGACAAGGAGGAGGCCTTTGAAAAGGCCATGGGCGGACAGGATTATGCCATCCAGATCGGGGACAAGTCCTATACATTGGACTGGGCGCTTCCTGTGGCAATGCCCCTGTTCGCGGGCGCTGCCACCATGAAATCCGTTCAGAAGGGCGGCGGGACATTTGTTTCTCTTGTAGATGCCACTAAGAATATTGGCAGCGTTATTTGGGAAACCTCCATGCTGTCCGCCCTGAATGATCTGGTCTCCTATTGGAGTTATGCGGATGATCCGGGGGCATATCTTATCAGCAAGGCGGCCAGTAGCTATGCCGGACAGTATATCCCCACCATCGGAAGCAAGGTTGCGTCCGTATTTGATGATACGGTGCGCAAAAGCTATGTGGAAAAGGGTTCCGGGCAGGTGGCCTCTGACGTGAATTATTTCTTGCAGGGGGCGGCGAAGAAGGTCCCCGGCGCACGGAATCAGCTTCAGCCCATGGTGGATATGTGGGGCAATGAGGTCTCCAACGGCTCCGCGCCGGAGCGGGTGTTCCAGTCCTTCTTCTCCCCCGGCTTCCTGAAAGCGCAGGACAACAGCCCCGCCACGCAGGAGATCCGGCGGCTGGCAAAGGCCACCGGAGACAGCACTGTTTATCCGGCGGCGGCGGAAAAGTCCTATACGGTGGGGGGCGAGACCCGGACCATGACCGGCGAGGAATACACCCGGTACGCCAAGGCCATGGGGCAGACGCGGAAGGAGCTGGTGGAAGCGGCGGTGAAGCTGCCTGCCTACAAGTCCATGAGCGACAGTGAAAAGTCGGACTACATCCAGAACGTGTATAAATATGCGCGTGAGACAGCCCGTCAGCAGGTGGACCCCAAGTATGAGCCCAGCGCCAAGTGGATTGAGAACGCCAAAACGTCCAAGCGGGACATCGGTGTATCCACCGGGGAATTTCTGGCCCTGTACCAGAAGTACGGCAGCGAGAAAATGAGCGGGAAAGCCTATGAGAAGGTAAAGCAGGCACATGATGCCGGACTTTCCCCCAAGGAGTATTTCTCCATGAAGGACAGGGCCGACGCGAACGGAAACGGCAGGGTCAGCAAGGCGGAGGCCAGCGCGGCCCTTGCCGGTCAGGAAAACCGGGCGGATCTGTGGGACATTATCTGTACCACCAACGCCAAGAACCCCTATAAGTAAGAAAACACCCTCGCCGTCTGGCGGGGGTGTTTTGTTTGGCTTTTACATCATGGACAGGAGCGTTTTCACATGGGCGGCGCGGTCCAGCATCCGTTCATGCTCCCAGTTCCAGACGGCCTGCATGGCCTCCGTGGGATGGAGACCGGCGTCCTTCGCTTTTTCGATATGGCGAACGGCCATTTCGTGGAGCTTATTGGCATGGCCCAGCTCCTGACGGCTGAGGTCGGCGTAGGTGCTGGCGTCCTCCGGGCTGTCCTCGGTGTGCTTGGCAGCCTCGCGGGCGTACTTCTCGGCATCGTCCAGTTCCTCCCGGATCTCTTCGGCCAAGTGTTTGATCTCGTGCATACGATCCTCCTAACTCTGCTTGATAAGGGTGTAGAGCTTGTCCACATCCGTTTCATTCAGCGTGACGTTCCCAATCAGGGGGATATTGGTGGTGACGGGGCCTTTGGCGGCTTCGGTTTTCAGGCAGGTGTAGATCTTGTCAATATCTACGTTCCCCGCCTCATCAAAGACGCCGAGGGCCTTCATGGCGGGATGCTCCCGGAGGGCGGAAAGGCTGGCGTCCAGATTGTTAAGGGCCATAGCAGCCCCGGCACCGACGGCCCATTTCTGCCAGCCGGTGAGTTTGCCGGTAAATTCCTCGTCCACATAGCGGGCAGCGCCCTGCTTGATCTGTTCCAATGTTACCATAGATTCCTCCAATGACGGGAGAGAGGGGCGCTATGCCCCTCTCTTCTTCCCTCTGCGCCTCTTAGCAGCCGCAGCCGCAGGTGGAGACGGGGAGGGGGTTATAGGTGGACTGGGGCGTGGTGCCGGTGCCGGTGGTGATGTCCGCGACCATTTTGGGATAAAAGGTGGCGTTCGTGTAAGTGACGATGGTGTTGTCAGCGCACTTCCGCTCGTCCCGCTCCCTGGAAATGGCCCCGCACAGTTCGTTCTTGCAGCAGTCCACGCGCTCCTGCAACAGCTGGAAGCTGTCCTTGGTGGCCTGATTGTTGACCGCCTGAGAAGCCAGCGCACCATGCACCTCGCCCAGCTTGCCGTCGATGTACTTGTACATCTCCAGCATCTTCTGGTCCTGGTAGGTGTTGGCATCCCGCAGGGCAATGTCGCTGCGGAGTTTGGCGTTCTCCTGCACCATGGACAGCTCGTAGCGGTTGACCGTGTGGTTCTCGCTGCATCCGGCCTCTGCCGCCATACCAGCGGCAAAGGGGACGGCGCGATTGCCCAGCAGGATCCCGCCGAGACCGCCCAGAGAGTTCAGGACGCCCAGAGACAGACCGGCAATGCCGGTGCCGAGACCAGCGCCCGCAATGCCCTTGCTTGCAAATTCAGCCATAGGGAATTCCTCCTTTTTCAAAGATACACCCCCTGTTTCCGCGCGCAAAACAAGCGGTGCTCTATGGTTACCGTACCACAGGACACCGCTTGTCATGGTTTAAGGATGTTTTTTGTTTGGAGGGGATATGCCAGCTTTATTCCGAATGGAACGAAGGCAGGCGGCCACAGCGGAGCGGGATAGGTACAGCTCTGCCGCCGCATCCTCGATTGCCCAGCCACGGCGGCAAACAAGGTTGAACACCCGCCGCTCCCGGTCTGTGAGATAGCGGCAGCGCTCCATTTTTTGGAGCTGCTGGACGGTGTATCGGTATTTCATAATGGGCCTCCTTTACGAAGTGCCCCTCCCCTTTGATCTACCGATGCAGGTGGTCAGGACCCCTGCGCGTCTATCATGGCTAACAGCTTTTCCAGATCGTAAAAATTCCGTGGGTTCAGCCCGGTTTCCCTCTGAATAAGCTGAAAGCGGTAGCGGATGGAGTTGTAGTGCAGGTAAACCACGCCGCCGGTCTTTTTCATGCTCATGTCGTTCTCCGCATAGGTTTTCAGCAGTTTTTTGTCCCGATCCTCCATAGCTTACCTCCTTTTGTTGCGTTGGGCGGCTGGCGGTCAGCCATCCGCACTGGGTTTTCGCTTGCCGAGACTGCAAAAGCCATTTGCCGGAATTGGTTCGCATGTTTCCCAGCAGATGGGGATACTACCGGGTCCGAGCTCCCAATCTTTACAATCCTTGCAGCGAAGCACTGGCACCACATCGGCGGCAGGCAGCTTTTCAATAGCAATTTTAGCTTCACACAGCTTGCGATACATTGCGTGTTCAAAGCCGTTGAATGGCTTAAATTGCTGCAATTCTTTCTCTAACTCGATCAGCAGATCGACTGCTTTTTGTTTCTCGATGTACTCGGCCATTTTACTTTCCTCCCAACAAGTACAGTTTCAGCCACAGGGGGATGTCGGCGGTTAAAATGCTTTTGAAATAAAACACGATAAACGCAATGCCAGCGGCTATGACCATCGTCCAAAAGGCTATAATCAGCCAGTCTTTCCGTTTCATTCAGCACCGTCATCCTTTCTCTCGCCGTAGCTGCAAAAATCGTATGGATAAGCAGTGGGCAAAATCCCCTGTTGGCGCGGATGTCCACAGTTGCCAAATTCCGTCCGATGTTTGCAGTCTTTGCAATAAACTACTGGCACGGCATCAACTGTCGGCATATTGTCAATGTCGCATTTTTCCACATAGTCATCATTTGTTTCCCCGTAATCATTGGGGTATGATTTCCACCGGATTTTGTCTGCATCAACCAGCCGCATGGTCAGCACCTCCGTCCATTATCGCCCCGCACCATGGGCAAGCAATAGCCTCGCTCATGTCTAATACATCCCCCTTATGCTGGGTATAGCTTCCGCATCTACTGCACAATGTCCCGCCTTTTATATGTTTCATCCACCGCCCATGCACCACCGGGGCCACGTCGGCGGCGGGGATTTCTGATATAATCTCAAAAATCCTTTTGGTAATATTAAACAAATACGGGCTCAATGCTTCCCGCTTAATGTATTCAGCCATCTTCATCCCCTCCAAATTCCGCCTCGTACTGTTCCGGCGTGATAATCTCAATATCCTTTGCGGAATAGCCCAAGGTGTCGAGGCACAGCACCTCCATCTGTGTCAAATATTTCAAGGTCGACATCAATGTAATCTTGCCCATCTTCATCGACAGCAACATACACGTTTCCATCATCCGCAAGCATTGCCACTTGCAGGCAATCAAGCTCGTCGCCAGTCATGCGCTCAAAAGTAGCAGCATCAATCTCTGCAATTCTGAAATACTTTGCCATTATTCTTCGCCTCCGTCCATCTTCGCGCCGCAATCCTCGCAGTATTTTTTAGTAGGCTTATCCCAACTGCCCTCAGTGGTAATGACAAAACCACATACAGGGCAACACCACTCGTCCCCGCCAAGATGCGCCCACCTTGTATGCACCACCGGCACGGCATCCACGGTTGGGGCGTCTTCGATCATGTCGATTGCGTCACCTATACCACACGCACGGCATCTTACTCCGTTGTAGCTGTTGCAGCCCACGCAATAAACTTCTTTGATGCGCTTAATTGTCGCTTCCCTCTCAATGCATTCAGCCATTGTCAAAAATCCCCTTCCATACTTCTTCATAACCAGTCTTTTCGTAATCGATTTTCAGACGCTTTTCGCGGATCATGGCGTTCAGCGACCTGACACACGGGCGTCCATACGAATTATCATCACAATAGTCACACATACTGCCAAATCCACAGCCCCCAAAAGAGCTACCACCATCTGCACTGTGCCGGTTGCTCCATCTCTGGAAACCATTTTCCCACTTCCGTTTAGCTTTACCTGTGTTGTTACTTGATTGTTTCTCCGATGTGTCATATAACTGCATTTGGTCAGCCATTGTCAGCCCTCCTGTTTCAGCTCTTGCACAGTCTGGTGGATACGCTTTGCGCAGGCAGGGCATATTTCCCCCACATCCACTATGACATCCACTATGTCCGGGTTGCTTGCGTAGATGCTTGCGTTGCTCTCCACGCAAACCCTATAAGTATCCTGAATCTTGAATATTTCTTTTCCGCAAAGATCACAAAAACGCTTCGTCATGTTCTTTCCTCCCGCCTGTTCCATTCCTCGATTGCTTTTGCTTCCAGAGCTTTGTCCGTCGTAGCCCAGTCGGGAAGCTGAGTGCAGCGTGTCCACGGGTCATTCATAACGCGACCGCCAACAGCGCCACCACGCGCGTGGCAGATGTTGCATCGGACAGAGTAGGTGTGCATTTCTACGCGCATATCAAGACCATTCCACCCGGCAAGCCGCGACTTTCGGTCTATCTTGAGTTTTGTGCCGCCGCAGAACGGGCATGGTTTCAGGTCATTCATCCTTCATCGCCTCCACATAGCACCAGCTCTGCGGCGCGCGCTTATCGCAATCGCAACATTCTCCGCACCCGAAGACGCTTGGCTCGCGTCTGCAAAGCCTTTCCGCCCAAAACTCAAACAAGCACTTCGGTGCGTCGTAGATGCGCAGATCGGTAATGTGCCATCCGTAGCCCTTTTGCGCGTGCAGATAATCGTGCATATCCTTGAGATCAAGGCAGGACTGCCGTGCGATAAAATTCGTCGTCGGCTGGTCTTCGTTCTTAACGTAGTAGCTGCCGCCGTGCGCCTTGGCCTCCAACTCGTAGATCCGGTCGCAGGTAAACTCGCCGATGATTTTGCCATTTCCTACGGTCCCGCCGACAGGGATTGCCGTTTCAGCGTCCATGCAGGCGATCAATTTCGTACTAAATCTATTCTGCATGAATGCAAGGTGCTTGTCCTTCGTGCAGTAGATATAGCACTTAAACGGTGTGTCCAACTTCGGCCGCGTCTTGCGCACCTCGATCGTCTTTTCACCGTTGGCAATCTTCTCCGCCCACTTGGGGCGGATGCTAAGCATAACAGCTTTACTCATTTTTTCATCGCCTCCAATGCTTTCTCCGCTTCCTCGCGGGTCAGGAATACGGAGTACCCAACACGATCCAAATCGCACAAAGTAAAGATACCCCTCTTAATTTCCGGTTCGCTTTTATCTGGGTAAACCACAATCGGATAGTGGATATAATATGTCGCGGTTCCCACCTTGCACGGCAGCACCACCAGCCGACCGTCCTTGTCGGCTTTGACCAGCTGGCGGAACCTGTCCAGTGCCTCACTGGCTTTCTGCTCACCGATCATGTCCTCCAAAAACACCCAATAGGCGTGGAACTCCTCCGGTGTCAGCCCTGTATCTTCATAGTCGGCGAGGCGGTTTGCCGCTGAAATATAATCGTGATTCTTTACCCGCACACCATAAATTTCTTTTGGGTCTGCGCAATTTGTGTCTCTTTCCGTTATTCGCTCCATCTTCTTACCTCCTCCACCGGCATCCGTTGCAGGCCCCCTCATGGGCCAGCGTGTAGTTGCCGCATTTCAGGCACGCCTCGATCCGGTCGGCGGCGGCAAGCACCATCGAGTCAACCTCGCAGTAGGGCCACTCTTTCAAATTGACTTTTTCCACCAGTTCTTCCGGGACCGGCTCCGTTTTGTAAAACGGAAATTTCTCGCAGTCGCCCATTGGTCCGCCTGCTGTTGAAGCGCATCTAAGCGCATTTACGAGGTTTGTATCTCTCATAATTAGCCCTCCAATTCCCCACCGCAGGCGGCATATCCGGCAAGGTCAACGAAGCAATCGCCCGTTGCCCGGTTGCCCTGAATTCGTGCGATTTTCAGCAGTGCCATCATCATGGCAACATCCTTCGCCGTAATCATGTGCCCGGTGTATACCGTCCAGTATTTCCCAATCAGGCCGAAACTGTCCTCTGGCGTTCCATAGTCGGTTTCCCTTCCTCCGCACACGCACTGCTTGGCAGCGGCTAAAATCTCTTCACGGGTCATTCCTCCACCTCCGCAAGCCAGAACGCCTTTTTGCACTCAAAGCAAGGTTGCGCATTGCAGTTAATGTCTGCATCTGAGAACACGTTCATCGGGCAAGCATTGAGGCACCCATGTGCCAAAATTCGTGCGCCGGGGTAATGCTTCAAGAACTCGCTCTGCCTGGTTTTGGTGGGGTGCTCGGCGGCCCACTGTTCCACGATAGCAACGGCCTCCTCCGGGTGGGTTTTTCTCCAGACTGTGCAGGTTTCAAGCCCGCTAAGTCTTTTCCCAAACTCGCATTTACGGCACCCACAGTTGCACATTCTGCTCAATGTTTTCAAAAACTCCACAGCATCCATCATTTTTCCTCCTCAATAGTGACCTCCACACGGGAGGCACCGGTTGTCTGGTACTTCCACACCGCCAAAGCTGCGATTGCGCTATCATCGTTGTAAGCGTGGCCGTTCAGCGCGTCCAGAATGGCCTTCGCTACGTTGTCGGCGTCAGGGCGCTTGATGTGGGGCGTCCCGTCCATCGTAGCGGCCTTTTTCTTTGACGTGCTCTTTGGCACCGTAAAGAACGCCGTGACGGTGGCCCTGAGCGGCACGCCCGCCGCAAAGCCTTTCCCGCTCTGGCACTTCCAGCACTGGACTATCTTGTCCTCGTAGTCCCGCGTTCTCTGCGGGGTGTAGGTGTGGCCGTTTTTCATGAACCGTGGACGGCCCTTGCCTACCGGAATACCGGGGACCGTAAATTCAATTTTCATTGTCCGCCTCTTTCTTCGGCTCAAAGCCGCTTTTTTTCTCGCACTTGCACAGGTGGCATTTGTCTGAATGTCTGTTTGCACAATGGACACATGCAAAGGCAAACGTATAAACCCCCATCGGGTAAAGAACGGGGACGGTAGATTCAACCTTCATCCGGCTTGCCCTCCTTCGTCAGCGTCAAATCTCCATAGCAGATTTCGCCGTTCCGCAGCTCCGCACAGCGGATGGTTTTATCGCAGTCCCTGCTTGTCCGATAAACCGAAATTCCGGCGAAAATGCGCTTTTGAACATCAATAAACTTTTCAGCCTTGATGCCCTCGCCAGCCTTGATGCCCTCGCCAGCCTTGATGCCATCGCCAGCCTCGATGCCCTCGCCAGCCTCGATGCCATCGCCAGCCTCGATGCCCTCGCCAGCCTCGATGCCACATCCAGCCTTGATGCCATCGCCAGCCTCGATGCCCCATCCAGCCTTGATGCCCCAGCCAGCCTCGATGCCACAGCCAGCCTCGATGCCCTCGCCAGCCTCGATGCCACAGCCAGCCTCGATGCCACATCCAGCCTTGATGCCATCGCCAGCCTCGATGCCACAGCGAACAACAATGCTCTTTTTCGTCTGGATGCGGCCCCTCACCACAAAGCGGTCGTTCAGATCGATTTCGATGGTTTCTTCGGAGATCAGATCCCCTTCCAGCACATAATCGCCGTTGGCGATCCGCTTCAGGCCGTTCCACAGTTTATCAATTTTCATCGTTTTTCTTCCTTTCCGTCTACAATGATTTGCACGATACGCACCCGGCCGATGGGCTCCAGCAGCATAGCAACCGTCTCCTTGCAGGCCAGCAGGTCGCCGTCCTCCTGCATGTCAATCACAAGCCTAACCACAGTCATCCTCCTCAGCATTTTCCAGGTACGACTGGAAGGAGCGCATTTTTTTGCCGCACCTTGCGCACTTGTAGTTATACATGGCGGCAGCGCAGCAGCCTGTTCTATCGTAGCTGTAATCAACTCCGGTGCGTTTCCAGTCATGCTGTTCACATGGGCAAAGCCGTTCTTCCAGCTCTGCCACGCGACAACTCAGCCAGGCTATTTCTGCTTCTAATTTTCGTGTTCCAAACATTCCGTAAATCATCCTCTCACAAATTGGGGGCAGGCATGGATTTTGAAAGATTTGGCGGAGAAATCGTCCGGGTCGCGGTTCAGGTTATTCCGAATGATGACCGGCTCCGCCTTCCAGCCGGGGACAGGTTCCCCCTCTCTCGACCATGAGCAGCCGCCGCAGGCGTTGGCACAATCCCAGCAGGGCTGACTGTGGGGGACAATGAGGCAATCCGACAGCTTAATATTTGCGGCCATTACACACCAGCTCCTTTCGCTATCGATTCCCAGCCCGCATAAGTCATCCCCTGTTTCTTCGTTTCGGAGGGGGTGGGGATGCCTGCGGATTTCCACCGCTCATGCAGGGCTTTGCATTTCACATAGAACTTTTCCAGTTGGGCGGGGGTTGGTTCCGCCGGTTCTGGAGCATTCTCCGAAGGCTGTTCCGGTTTCGGTAGGTAGGGGACAAGCTCGGAAGCGTCCGGCGGGAAGCGGTTTTCCCTGGCACGAATAATGACTGCTTGCTTTGCGTCCTCATAGCTCCACGGCTCCAATACAAGCGCCCAGGCTTCCAGTACTGCGGGGATCCTGGGATTTTTCTTTGCACTGGGATAGAGGGTTTCTATCAGGTTAAACAGCTTCTGGATATCTTCTCTTTTCATGTAGAACCTCTGTAGTACTTCTGTTGTACATCTATCTCCCCCCCCTAAGAGAAATATATATATTTTCTTTAGGGGGGTGTGGGGGGGCTTTTTCTTTTGCCGGGGATGTCGGTGATCGTGCTGCGGCTTGCTTGCATCCGCCCGTCATCATTCTTTAGACACACACGGCAAAGCTGTTAAAAAGGAAGCTCCCCGTCATCCTCAATTTCGGTGAAATTATTGGGGGCGGGGGCGGCATAGGCACTTTGGGCGGTGGTCTGTCCAGCGGTGCTGGCAGAAACGCAGACGTAATCCGCCACCAAATCGTTATAGGTCTTGCCCTCATAGTCGTGGCTCTCCACGCGGCCCACGGCGAATACGGAATCGCCCTTGCGGACATTGGCAAGGAGCCGTGCCCAATGGCCCCAGCCCTTGACGGTGAGCCATGCGGTGGTGCCGTCCTGCTTATCGTAGGCCGGTACGGAGACGGAGCCGACCTCCTTTCCGCTCTGGGTGGCGTAGATCTGGCCGCCCTTGGCGGCGCGGCCCACGATCAGGCCGGTTTTCAGCTGTTTGCCCTCCTTGCTGTAGGTGGGCAGTCCGTTCATAAACATCAGGCATCCTCCTTCGGTTCCAGTGCATCCAGAAGGGCGTCAAAGTCCTTGCTGAGTACCTTGCTGGCGCTGTCATAGCCGTGGGACTTCAAGAGGGCTTTCGCCTCCTGCTTCGTCAGGCCGTGGCGGGAACAAGCAGAATAGAAGAATTTGACCTGCGCGGCGGTAATGGGGGCGTTGGGGTCCTTGTTGGTCATGTAGGCGCTGCCATCCTCGGTGTCGCTCTCAATGTCCTGCGTAAACATATCGGAGACGCAGCCGAGGGACAGGGCGGCGGAGACCAGGGCGCGTTTCTGAGCCATCTTGACCGCGCTGTTGGCGCCGTCATAGGGGGACTGGGAGCCGGTGCGGCCCTCGCGGGTGTTGCCGGAGCCGTAAGCGGAGGTAATGACGTATTCCTTGCCGTCATAGATCTTGATAAGGTCGCAGCGGACAAGGAAATAGAAAAAGCCATGCTCGATGTCCTCCAGCTTGCTTTCCAAGGTGTAGCGCTGGCAGAGGCCGTAGGCCACGGCCACCTTCTCCGCGCCGGACTTGAAGAGGGTGGGGTTTTTCGTCATGGCGTCGCCGTTCTTCTTTCGGATCATGCCGAAGTCGATGCCGCGTTTCAGGACGGCGGGCGCGCCGTCTGGGGCGCAGATGGTGTAATTGCCGGAGCGGGGGACGGGGGCCACCGTCAGGGCGGCGGCGTTGTATTGGTACAGGGCGAGTTCATTCATGTGCGTTTCTTCCTTTCTGTGGCTTTATGGAGGGTGCGGCAGGCGTTCACCAAGTTCGAATTTGGTTCTACATGGCGAAGCTCATAAGTGCCGTCCTTTGAGAGTTTCAAGGCATAGAGCGATTGAATTTTCCCGTAACCGCAGCGCGGGTCCCACGAGAAAATCATCTTGTAGGCGGTGAGTTGGGCGGAGAGGGCGGCGTCATGGAGCTGGCCGGTCTTAATGTCCAGAATCGCGGGGGCATTATGGATGATGCCAAAGCGGTCCATCGTTCCGGCCATTTTCATATTCCGGTCCGCTATGGGGCATTCAATCAGCTTCCATTCCGGTTTCCAGTCTTTGAGAAACCGGCGGTAGGCTTTCAGGTATCCGGCGATCTCCGGGGTCTCCTCCGGCTCCTCGCCGTAGTCGATGAGGGCGCAGGCTTCGTGGACGGCGGTTCCCCGGCGGACGGCAGCCTCCGCCAGCCATGGCCGGTCTGACTTGTAGTCATAAGCACAAAAGCGGGTGACTTCGGTGACGCTGGGCAGTTGGATGCCGTCAAGGGTGTAGGTGTGGGTGGCCTCGTCAAATGTCAGCATGACGGCCCCTCCGTATACAGCACCGGGATGCCGAGGGCGTCGGCAAACAGGTCCATATTTTTATCCAGCTCGTTTGACAGGTAGTCCTTAAAGCAGGGCGGGCAGCACAGCTCCCCATTGGGCAGGACAAACACGCGGTCGCAATCGTCCTCCGCATTGGGGTTCAGGGGATGCTCGCAGAAGTGGCAGATGGGATAGGTTTTTCTGGTCATAGCTGAGTTTCCCTCCAGACACGGACCGCGTGGGCGATGTCCGTATAGTTTTTCGTTCGGTAGCCGCAGGAATCGCAGAGAACGAAGAAGCCATCCGTGTTCCCCTGAGCGACCATGCGCTTGCCGCCGTACATCCCACAGCGGGGGCAGGGCGGCAGTTCTTTCATTTGACGGCGGCGGCCCATCAGACCGCCCCCAGGATATAAGCCAAAGCCAGGGCCAAAAGGCCCAGGAAGCAGCCGAAGGAGACCAATGCGGAGAAGTCGGCCCGGCTCCGGCGGCGCTCCTCCCGTGTGCGGTTATCTCTTTTCACGGCGGGGCCCCCTCTCGATGAGATCCACGATCCGAAGGGGCCACGCGGCGACGGTGGCCACGCCGATCAGCATGAAAACGTATGTTGTTGTATCCATAGTTAAGCCTCCCCGAAGTGATAGCACTGACGGTGGCCATCGTCGAAGGTGACGAGAAACCAGCGATGCGGGCTGTTGATGTAAGTGACGGTGCCGGGTTTCAAGCGGGGATGGTCACCCTCAATTTGGAACGGCCATGTTCCCCGTGTGCCCAGTGACGGCCGGCGGGGTGTTTCCGGGGCCTGCCGGCTGCGGGCGATGCTGTTGTAGCTGCTCATTTTTTGCCTCCGCAGAGTTGCCGGGCGAAGGTGGCGGCGGAGATATGGCCGCTGGCGTCCATAGGGTAGTACTTCCTGACGGTGCGGGGATCCCGGATGCCGGTGAACGCCTTGATGTCCTTGATGTTCAGAAGCTGCCGCCCTCCGGTAAAGGCGAGGATTTGTTCGAGATTGTCTCGATATGCTGGATGTTCCATAGGGGCCTCCTTCTTTTGTTTTGTCGTGATCGCGATTGATTGGGCGGGGTATAGCTAATCTAAGCCGCCGCACTGCCGAGCAGATCTATTCCATTCCGTTGCTGTTCTTAGCAGTACGCAACTTCGCTCCTCCATTGCATTGCATTGCTACTCTGTGCATTGCCTTTGCTAAGCGCTTCACTACTTTGCCGTTGCTGTTACCAGCATCGCATAGCATTGCCGTGGCCGATCTTTGCGTTACATGGCTTTGCCGTCGCATTGCTGAACGATTCGCGGCCCTTCCATTCCGCTGCGTTACTGGGTCTCCTCCCAGGTAAACCGGCCTTTCCCACTGTTGCGCCACTGGCCGATGCCGGAGAAGCGGCCATAGTCCAGCCATTCCCGGACGGCCTTCTCATGATCGTCGCAGAGGCAGGTCACCCGGAACTCGCAGGTGGCCCCGGCGGGGATCTCCTCACTCATGGCAAGGCTGACGCGCTCGCCCTGGGCCGTCTGCGCTCTCAGGGGGCGCTGACACTCGCCCACGGGGCCGTCAAACTCCAACGGGATCACGCGGGGCTCCGGGAAGATCAGCTTGTCGATCTCCTTCTTGTAAGCCTTGATCTTCTCGCTGGCTGTGCCTTTGACCTTGCGGAGACCGCCGCAGGTGTCCTTGAAAAAGCCCTTGATCTGGTAGTCATACAGGAACGGGGTGCCGTCCTCCATCCGGGGGAACACCGTCATGGCCTTTTCTGCCACGGCGTCAGCGCCCAGCGCGGAGACTTCCTCCTCCACGGTGGCGGCATCGGGGGACTTGGAGCCGATAAACTCCCGGTAGATCTCCGGGTTGGCGGGGGACGTGCCGAGGATGGGTTCGGTGAAGGTGAGCTTTACTTTCAGTTCTTTCATGTTGATTCTCCTTTTCGTGATTGCTTGTTGGTGTGAATTGGTGTATGTTTGGGGGTAAGGGGGGATGTGCGGTGCAGAGGGAATTTGAAGAATACGCAAAGAAGTTAGCGGCGGATCAAGCCGCCAAGGAACGCGCTAAACAGGATGCCGAGAAGGAACGCGAGCACCGATTTCAGAAGAAGATTGCGATAGCACAGGTGCTTGTACCGCTTATAACGTTCATCCTGGGTATCGTAGTAGATCACTTTCCCGGTCTTATCGAGCCATTTTGGCGGTGGGTCAAAGAACTTATCAAGTAAGCGGTAGAGAAAAGACATAAATAACACCTCAGGGGGAATTGAAATGAAGAAAATACTGAGCGGAATTTTAGATTTTACGGAATTTGTACCATTGGGATGGGTTTTGACCTGCATTGACCTGGGGGTTGACTGGATCAAGGAATCACCGGTTGAAGGTCTGCTGACCTTGGCAGCAGCAACATTTATCACAGGGATTCTTTGGGCTTTTGGAGCCTTTGCTGCGACCGGTGGTAATTGGGGAAACTCCATGCCAGTGGGACACGATTTGCCCATCGGGGAGCGGGTTAGAAACCTTCTGATTATGCTGGCGGTGCTTGCGTTTATCACCTATGCAATTAGGCTCGCAATGCCGTCATAAATTCACCTTTTCAAGATAATTTCAGGAGAAAAAAATTTGCTCCGTCTGTTCCTGATCCAGACCCAAAACGCGCTTGATCGCGCGGACTTCGCCAAGAGAAAACTCAGCACCGCCAGTTTCGTTTAACTTAGCGTTGAATCTGGACAGGCTCAGTCCGACTTGAGGGGCAAGGTCGGCTTGTGTCATGGCCTTTTCGCGGAGGCGTCCCTTCAACATATTTGCGTTCATTTTTGTCACCTCAATTCATCTTTTCAAGATAATTTCATTATACTCATTTATTTCATCTTGTCAAGATATTTTTATTGACTTTTTAAAAAAATATGGTATTATTAAGATAACAAACGGAAAGGATAAGAAGCGATGACAATAGGGGACAAGATCCGGCTGCACCGGAAAGCCCTCGGCTTGACACAAACGGAATTAGGCGAAAAGCTGGGGGTAAAAACCAATGCTGTAAGCAAATGGGAGTGCGGCCGGGTAGACGATATACCAACATCTAAGATAAAAGCAATGGCGAAGCTGTTTGACGTGCAGCCTTCATATCTGATAGACGAAAAACAGCCCGCCCCCACGAATGAGGGCGAGCTGAATGCAGAAGATAAAAGGCTGCTCACGATGATCCACAATCTCTCACCGGAGGACCGGGAACGAATTGTTGCGATAATAGAAGCTCTTGCAGGGCTTGAATAGCAAGCACCTGCTTTTCCGGGGACAGGGAACGCAATGCCAATAGGATTTCAAGGTCTGTCATGGGATGCTCCTTTCTATTTGAAACCCCGGCCCGCCGAAGCGGGACCGGGGAAAGGGGAGTGGGCCTATGAGAATAATAGACCCATCTGGCAGGAAAGTCCAATTCAAAGGGAGGATTTTCCTTGCAAAAAACTTGCAAGGAGGGGAAAACGGTGAACTTTTCGGAAAAAGCCCGCGCAATGCGCATGAAAAGCCCGCTGACGCTGCGGGAGATCGGCGAGCAGTGCAATGTATCAGAAAGTATGGTATCGCGCTACATTTCCGGCGCGGCGAAACCGCCGGATGATATGGCCGAAAAGATTCTGGAGGTGTTGCGGAACAGTGAACAGGACGATGACCATGGCATTTACGCCGCTCACATCGACGATCTGCGGCGGCTGATCCGCCAGCAACAGTGGGAGAAGCGGGTATTGTTCGGGGTTCTCGTTTCCCTTTTGGTTTTTCTGCTGCTGCTCTATCTGGACGCTACTCACGGGGGCTGGGGCGCGATCCGGTACATAGTACATAGGATAAATAGAAAGCCGTCTGAGTGCTGGAACACTCAGACGGCAGATGATACCACCAATCGCAATCACGACAAAGCCAAAGGAGGATCAACCACAGTATAGCACGATCCCCCTGGCGATGCAACAGGAGGAAAGGAAAAAATGGCGAAGAAAAGTAAATATGGCGTCCGCAAGGACGGGCTGCACGAGGCAATCCGCACCATCAATGGCAAGCGGGTAGCGTTTCGCGGCAAGACTGACAGAGAGGTAGACCGCAAGATATTAGAGTACAAGCTGGAGGCGGAGAAAGGCCGGAATTTCCCGGTGATCGCGGACGAGTGGGAGCGAGAGCATGAAAGCGAGATCTCCGAATCGTCCCGGCGGGTATACAGCTACGCTGTGAAGCGTCTGAAAGAGGCGTTTCCGGGGCGGGCGTCAGAGATCGAGCCGGTAGATGTGCGGAACTACATCAAGCGTTTTGAGGCGCAGGGCCGCAGCGCAAACAGCGTCGGCATTGAGCTTGCCGTCTGTCGGATGATCTTCACCCATGCCGTCATCAAGGGCGATATTCGGATCAGCCCGGCGGCGGAGGTTAAGAAGAGCCGGGGTCTGCCCTGCAAAAAGCGGGAGGCGCTGACGGAAGAGCAAGAGGAGGCCGTTCGGGCGGCGGGCGAGGCTAAGACGGCGCGCTGGTGGCTGTTCGGGTATCTACTGCTTTACACCGGATGCCGCCGGGGTGAAGCGCTGGCGCTGACGTATCGTGACATCGACCGCAAAGCTGGCGTGATCCACATCGACAAAAAGATCAACTACGCAACCACCAAGCCGGTTTTGGAAAATCATCTGAAGTCGGATAACGGCCTGCGGGATATTCCCCTGCTGCCGCCTCTGGCAGCGGCACTGCCGAAAAACCGGATCGGGTTGCTGTTCCCCGGTGACGATGGGGGCTATATGCGGCCCCACGAGATCACGCGGGAGTGGCGGCACTACTGCCGGGACGTGGGCCTGAATCAGATCCAGCAGGGCGAAAACGGCGAGACGGTGGAGACGTTTCCCATCACGCCGCACTGCTTCCGGCATAGCTTTGCGACAATCTGTTATGAGGCGGGGCTTGACCCCAGACAGGCGGCTGGGCTGCTGGGCGATACGCCGGAGGTGGTGGAGGCGGTTTACACCCATCTGCGGCAGGACCGGAGGCAGACGGCAGCCGAAAAGCTGACGGCGTATTTCGACGAGAAACCCGTCTCGCAACTGTGAAGTTACTGTGAAGTTTTTATTCAATTTTTCTACATCAGGTTACATCAAAACGCAATTCTAAAAAACACCGGAAGCGTTGAAATTGCGTGGTTTGATGGGCTTTTGTGCAGGCTGATGTAATAAGGCGTAGATGGTGAATAAATAACCATCTGTTAACACTTTATGAGGATTTCAGTGGGATTTCTGGCTATACTGTGAACGTACTGTGAAGCATGGCGAAAACGGAATAAAAAATCAGCGGCCCGGAGTTTTTCCGGGCCGCTGTTCTGCGGGGTCAAACACTCAGCAGGGCGGCACCGTTTACCGTGATCCGTGCCTCGTCCGGGTTGGCCTCGTTCCAGGCGTTTTTAAACGTCCAGGCATTAAAACGGAAATCCGGCAGGCCGGGGAAGGGGATCAGCTCGCCGGCCTCGCCGAGCACGTTACACACGGCCAAAGCGGAAGCGCGGGAGATCGGCAGAAAATAGAGCCGCTGGATCTCTTTCATGATGGCGTTGTGTGCGTCCTGTTCCGGGGTGGTGGGCATCAGCGGAGCCAGAAACGCCAGCGGGTCCGCCTCCGGCGCTGCCTGGGTGCGCTCCATCTCCGCCACGATGGCGGCAGGATCACCGCCCAGCGTGTAAAGGTAGGTACTTGCAACGGGGCCATATTGGTCCTCGTACCGCTCAAACAAATTAGCCATTGTTCCGGGCCTCCTCTCTGTGATCCCTCAAGTATTTTTCGGCCTGCTCCGCCATGTGGGAGCAGCGCCAGCCCTCCGGGGTGTTAAGTGCGCAGTTGCCGCAGTCACCGCAGCGGCGGAACTCGTCGAGGATCGCGGCGGCGTGAGCTGCGTCTCTGATATAGTAGTTTGCCATGGCGTTCAGTCCTTTCTCCGGTGTGGGCCGGTCTGTAAGTTGATGGTAACATGGGCCGCGCCGGTTGTCAACGCTCCCAGCTGCGCTTTTCAGTGTCCTGCATGGTTTCAATGCCGGGGCGCTGGTGCTTCAGCTCCGCGAACCGGGCGAAGGCTTTCCGGCGCTGCGTGCCGAAATATTTCTCGTCCAAAACGCGCTCCGTTGTGCCGTCCTCATAGGTGCGGACGATCCGCACAAAGTAGATTACCGGCTTGCCCCTGTAACCGGGGTCACGGGTCAGCTCCAGCCGGTCACGGTAGGCGGCAGTGGCAAGGGCGGCGTATCGCTCCGCCAGGGCTGCGCGGTATTCGGTCAGTTGGTCGATCAGGGTTTGAGCCTCGGTAATCAGGCGGGCGGCGCTCTGGTCATAGCCTGCGATTTTCTCCGCCGTCAGAGCGTCCGGCCGGAGCAGCCAGCCGGAAAGCCGTATATCTGCTTCCCGGCTGGGGTTGCCGTAGCGCTGGAAGAGGTCAAGATAGCTCATGCGGTGGCCTCCTCTTCGATCTGCTCCACCTGATCCCACGTCAGGAAACCGGCGGAAACGATCCGGCTTTCAATGTCGGAAAGTACCGCGCAAGATTCCATCGAGAAGCGGGACGGGGCCAGCAGAAACGCGGCGGTGCGGCGGAGATACCCGGCTGCGGTCTTGGCGCTGATGACGGAGCCGGGGACGGCGATTCCGTAGGGTTTCATGGTGTGTTCCTTTCTGCCCTCGTTACCTCCGGGGCGGGCGGTGGTGTCAGTCGGCCAAATGTAACCGGCGGCGGGTGGCTTCCTCGTCGATGAAGTTCGTGCATCCGCTTCTGTAAAGCTCCACGGCGGCTTCCTTCAACGTCATTTTGCCGCTTAAAACATCGTCGCGCAGGCTATCGAAAATATTTTTGATCTGGATCATGATTCATGCTCCTTTCAGTGGGTGGCGTGGAGGATCTGCCAGAGATCCCCGACGGCGGAAACGGTCAGGCCCATTTCAGCGGCGGCACGGCGGGCGGCGTCCTCGGTGCGGTAGGCTTTGCCGTTGGTGGGGTTCGTGCCGGTCTCGGTGACGGCTTTCACGGTGTAGCGGGTGCGCTTGCCGGTGCCGATGGTCTCGATTGCGTAGCTCATAGCAATACTCCTTTCAGGTGGTGGCGCGCCCCGGTCAAGCCGGGAGCGCGTCGGAATTGGTGGAACGGGCAAAGGTGGTGCTGCCGTACTTGCTGCGGATCTCGGCCATGGTCTTGGTGCCCTTGTGCCAGCGCTGACCCTCTTCGGCGAAATGCCAACTCCATAGCTTCTTAGTGGAGGACCACCGGCACCCGGCAGCCTTCAGGGCTTCCTTGTGCTCCTTGGTGTTGCCACCGATCCAGAGCCAGCGACCGCACAACTCAATTTCGAGGCCGTCCAGCTTCAGCAGGGCCGCGATGATGGCGATGAAATCACCGGCGCTCTCGGTGGTGGCGTGGGTCCGTCCGGTGGTGTCCTCGGCGGCCTGCTCATTCTGGGACCGCTTCAGGACCTCAAACCGGGCGGAATACTCGGCGTTGATGGCCTGCATGGTGGCGGTGTCTCCGCCTTTGTCGGGGTGGTTCTTCATGGCGGCGGCCTTGTAAGCCTTCTTCAGCTCGTCGAGGTTCTTGCAGTTGATAAAGTAAGTAGTCATTGTGTGATCCTCCTAAAATTTTTGTCGTGATTGCTGATTGGTGGGGGGCCGGGCCACCGGCCCCGATTATTTTCTGATCCGTTTGCTGGTGCCGTCAGGATAGAAGATGACCTCTATCTCCTTGCCAGTGTCACAGTGGGCAATGACGGAAACGGGGAATCGCATCTGCTGGGCGCGGGCTTTGGCTGCCCCAACTGCCTGCTCTCGGATAGGGGTATTGCCGATTGTCTGCCCGGCTTGCCTAATAGTGAAGATGATGATGTGCATGATGTTGTCCTTTCCGGCCTGTCGGCCTGTGGCGTTGTCGTGTTTGCTTTTGTTGGCCTAATCATACGTCATTTCCATGACGCTGTCAAGCAGGCAAAATCAACAATCATTGCCATGACTTTTTGTGCATTTTTGTCATGGACATGATTTGCGGCGATTTTGTATAATGTAGGGCAAGAAAGGCGGTGAAATAATGGAGGAAAGAAAGCCAGATCGGCGGAATATATGGCAGAAAGAAAATCAAGAGCGCATCGTGGTAATGACGAGTAAGACAGAGCCACCAACCAAGGCCCAGATCAGAGCGGCAGCAGCCGCCGCAGGCCAGAGCGTCAACGCCTGGATCATTGAGGCCATCCGGGACAAGCTGTAATGAGCGACAGAGCGTCGAGGGATAACACCCCCGGCGCTTTTCTCTTTGTGAGCGGGGCGGCAGCAGCGGCAGCGGGGGCAGGGAGAGAGAGGGAAGGAGAGGGGGACTATAGGGGGAGAGAATAGGAGAGTGAGAGATGGGGGCGTATTCCCACCTACCCCAGAGAGATAAATATATATTTCTTACAGGGGGGTGTTATATATATACTCTACCGAGAGAGTAGCGAAAGAAAGAGACGAAGCGAATAAAAAACGCGAGATAACGAGAGAAAACGGGAGCAAAACGGAACATTTGCGAGATATTCGGAGTTATTGTGAGATTGCGGCAATTACCCTCTTCCGGTGAGATTTAAGGGGCTATTAAATATTTCCGTTGGGACTGCTGGCTTTCGGCTGTTGCTGTGTCGATTCTGTGTATTTCCTCTCCCGGTCTGGGCAATCCCTGTTGTTGGCTCCGGCTGGCTGGGGCGATTCAGCAGCTCCGGGGCTGGGGCGGTAGTCTCTGCCGCTGGGGAGGCCCTACTACCAGGGACGGGGAGGGGGTGTACTAGGGGGTAGCGGAAAAACAGGGGGTGTCTCTCGCGCGGAGTATAGGGCTGATATACACACATCCCCTCTCCCCCTCCAAGAACTTGCAGTGTAGCTGCGGGAAGCTATGCCGGTGCTCCTTCTGGGGGGTGGCGGAAAAAGGGGGCGGGGGATTTTATGTAGAACATTACGAAAATAACTGAAACCCATTGTATTCGCTTGATGAAATATGCTTGAATGAAGTTGGCGGGATAGAACCCGCCTGCCTCCTGTGTCAGATGCCATTTTTCACCTTCAGTTCCTTTCCTGTTGCCCGGTGGGTCCACACAGCCCACCGGAGCATGGTTTCGTAGCTCAGTCGGAAGAGCGAGCGGTTGTTAACCGCTGGGTCGCAGGTTCGATCCCTGCCGGGACCGCCATCCGGGACAGGACAGTTCGTTGCTGGCAACCGGGAAAGACCGGTGAAGCCCTCGCCACGCCTCTCGACGATACGTACCATGGCGGGGACATTTGCAGACGTAGCTCAGCCGGTAGAGCACCGCGCCCGGAGGTATGCGCAGGTTCAAGTCCTGCCGTCTGCGCCAAAATTTTTTGCGAGAGGGGGCCGGGGCATGGCTTATCAGAAGAAAAATCCGACTGCGGAAGAGCACAAGGCGCACATGGACAACATGCACAAGAAAGCCGCCGCGGCCCACAAGAAGCAGACGATTGAGAAGATCAAGGCGTTCCTGAAGGGATCCGAGGAATACTTTGACACGCAGGACCGGCTGGAGCAGGCATACAGCGAGGCGGGCCTTGCCAATGCGATGCGATGGACGGTTCAGCGGCTTCAGGGGTATTATGACTACAACGATGGCCGGGAGGCCGATGTGGTCGAGGCACAGGTGGAAGCCTTTGAAGCGGGCAATGAGGAGATCGACGATCCCCGCTGCGTCATGAGCTACTACGTGCGGCTGGCCTATCAGCGCATTCAGGAGCAGATCGACACCAGCCCCATCTACCAGGAAAAAGGCATGGTGACGCGAGGCATTTTCCTGAACAAGCAGAAGCGCCTGGGCGGCTATCAGGACAAGCAGGAGACCCGCCAGGACATCAGCGTGAACGTGACCTTTGGGGACGGCGTGGACGCAAGCGACTTCAAGTGAGGAGGCGGCGAGGTGAACGGCCTGATTTTGGTTTTATCTCTAATCTGCGGTGCGGCCAGCATAGGCGCTGCCGTATGCGCAGTGCTGATCCTGCGGCTGCTGCGGGAGATCAAAGCCCCCTCCCCCACGGAACCGGAGAAGCCGGAAGCGGAGGAGCCTACGGACCAGCAGAAAAGCGTGGAACAGGGCATTGACAACCTGATGACCTACGATCTGAACACCATGAAAGCCAGCCTGAAGGGGCGAGAGGTGTGATATGGCGGTTACGGTACAGCATATTTTTGACATTGCCATCCACCTGATGGATTCCCAGAATGAATCCACCGGATCCACGGACACGGCGGACACCAAGGAGTACAAGCTGCGGACCGTTTCCCTGCTGAACAGCGTTTTAGACCGGGCGTTTCCGTACAGTGACAACTACCGGGAGGCTTTGGAGGCGGCGGGCGGCAAGCGGCCTATCTGCCCCAAGGTGACGGAGATGACGGACGAGGTGGCGCTGGATGAGCGGATCTGCACCGGGGCGCTGCCCTACGGTCTGGCAGGTCTGCTGCTGCTGGAGGAGGACCCCAGCAGAGCCAACTTCCTGTGGCAGACGTTTCTGGAACAGCTGGAGCTGTGCCGACAGAGCCTGCCCAGCGTGATCGGAGACGTGGAAAACCTCTACGGCGGCATTGAACACGGGGAGTTTGGGGCATGGTGGTAGACGGGACGTGGGTCTACCGCTGCCCTATCTGCGGCAAGGCGCTTCAGCACATCGAACCGGGCAGTGTGATCTACAACACGCCTATTTACTGCCGAAGATGCAAGGTGAGCCACTACCCCACCATTTTTGAGGGGCGGGAGCTGGATACAGACGTCCCCTTCCCCATCAAAACCGAATAAAAACGAGAGCCCAACGAGGCCATGAGAACGGCGAAAGCCGTTTCTTGTGGTCTCGTTTTTTATTTTGTCAGCAAAGCCAGACCAGGCTTTGAAAATACAAAGATCCGGCCAGACCAGGCCGGGGAAAGAGGCCAATATGGACGAAAACATGAACCAGATCCCCGAACAGGAGCCCGAAACTACGGACGCCTTTCTGGATGGATGGGACGACGAAGCAGAAGCGACGGCAGACCAGCCGGAAGTGGACGCAGAGCCGATGGAGACTGGCGAGGAAACGCCCGCCGAGGACCCCAGCGAGAGCGCAGAGACGCCGGAAGAGGACACTCAGCCCCCCGCAGACGCGGAGCAGGCAGCCCAGACGCAGCAGACCGAGGCAGAGACCGTGGACGCACGGCCCCAGACATGGGAGCTGCGGCACATGGGCGAGGTGCGGCAGGCAAACGAAGCGGAAATGGTGGCACTGGCCCAAAAGGGCATGGACTATGACCGCATCCGCAGCCAGTATGACGAGTTTAAGCCTGTGATGGAGATGGTCAACCACTTTGCAAACCAGCAGGGGTTGAACACCAAGGACTACATTTCCATGCTCCGGGCGCAGGCAAAGCAGGCCGAGGGCCTGAGTGAAGCGGACGCACGGCGCTCCGTGGAGCTTGAGGACCGGGAGGCCGTTGTGGCCGCCGCAGAAGCAGAGCGGCAGGCCCAGCAGGACGCCATGGCGCAGGCCCAGCGGGCCGAGGCCGAGGCGGCAAGCCGCCGACAGGCGGACATTCAGGAATTTCAACAGACATTCCCAGAGGCAGCAAAGGATCCCAACAGCATCCCGCCTCAAGTTTGGGCAGACGTGCGGAACGGCTCTTCTCTGGTAGCCGCCTACGCCCGGTACGCCGTGCAGCAGGCGCGGCAGGACGCGGCAGACGCCAAGCGGGAGACCGCCTCCGTACAGCAGAACCAGCGGAACGCGGAGCGCTCCACCGGCAGCATGAGAAGCGCCGGTGATGGGCTGAAGTCTAAGGACCCGTTCCTGGAGGGCTGGGGGGACTAAGCCTTTGCATCGCCGGGGAGACCGACGAAAGAGAGGTTTTGAACCATGGCTATCAATTACGCTGTTAAATACGCAACCAAGATCGCGGAGGCTTTCTCTAAGCCTTCTATCACCGACGACGATGCCGGTAAGGCATACACCTGGACCGGCCCCAACAGCAAGACTATTGTCGTTGGCAGCGTGGACACTGTGCCGGAGACCGAGTACACCAACACCGGCGACAACCGATTCGGCACTACCTATGACCTGGGCGACACCCAGCAGGAGATGACCTGCGAGCAGAAGCCCGCCTTCTCCTTCACCATCGACGCGGTGGATCAGACGGATCAGGCCATTGAGAAATCCGCTTCCCGCGCCCTGCGGCGTCAGCTGGAGCAGCGGACCACCCCCAACATGGATCGCCACCGCATCAAGAAGTGGGTGATGGGCGCTAATATCCAGCGTCAGGAGACAACCGCCCCCACCAAGAGTACCATCGGCGGCCTGATTATCGACCTGAACGCCGATATGACCAACGCCCTGGTGCCCATGGAGAACCGCACCCTGTACATTGCCACCAGCTATTACAAGCTGCTGAAGCAGGATCCCGCCTGGCTGGGCACCGAAAGTCTTGCCAAGGAGACCCTGACCAGAGGCGTGGTGGGCCAGTTCGACGGCTGCCGGGTGAAGAACATCCCCGACCGCTATATGCCCACCGGTGTGTACTTCTTCATCAAGTGGAAGGGCAGCACCGTGGACCCCGTGAAGCTGGCGCAGTATGACATTCTGCCCAAGGTGAAGGGCTATTCCGGCCCCGTGGTGCAGGGCGTGACCTACTATGACAGCTTCGTGCTGGGCGCCAAGGGCGACGGTGTTGCCGTTTGCGGCAATGCTGCCATTCTGGCGGCTCCCACGATGTCTATCACCGGCCATGCCGTCAGCATTACCGCCGTGTCCGGTGTGGTGTTCAAGTACACCACCGACGGTACCAACCCCCGGTATTCCACCACCGCCAAGATCTACACCGCCGCTGTGACTCTGACCGCTGGTCAGACCATGCGGGCTGTTGGCACCAAGGACGGCTGCGTGGGCATCGAGGGCACCAAGGATTACGAGTGATCTCATGGGAGGGGGCTGCGGCCCCTTCCCCCATATATGGACGGAGCGGGTGCATGAACCCGGCCCGTCCGCCAGATATAAGGAGCGATTATGCCTCGATATAAACAGACAGCAGGCGGAACGGTGCAGGTAGATTTGGGGACGCTGAACCCCAAGCAAAAGAAGTTCTGCCAGTCCCGGAGCCGGTACACGGCTTACGGCGGCGCCAGAGGCGGCGGAAAGACACACGTTCTGCTGCGGAAGGCGGCAGGCGGCGCGCTCACTTACCCCGGCATCAAGATCCTGATCGTGCGCCGGGAGTACCCGGAATTGGAACAGAACATCATCCTGCCCATGCAAAAGCTGATCCCGCCGGAGGTGGGCAGTTACAACGGCAGTATGCGCATGATGTTCTTCTGCAACGGCAGCATCATCAAGTTCGGCCACTACGGCGCGGGAGACGATCAGGAATATCAGGGCCTTGAGTTTGACTGGATCTTCATGGAGGAGGCCACTCAGTTCTCGGAATCCCAGTTCCGCACACTGGGCGCGTGTTTGCGTGGCGCGACCAAGTTCCCCCGGCGGATGTACCTGACCTGCAACCCCGGTGGTATCGGGCACTTGTGGGTAAAGCGGCTGTTCGTGGATCGGGAATACCGAGAGGGGGAAAAGGCCAAGGATTACACCTTCATCCCCGCCACGGTGGACGATAACCCCCAGCTTTTGGAGGCGTCCCCGGAGTACAAGCAAATGCTGGACCTGCTGCCGGAGGATGTACGACGAGCGTGGCGTTACGGTGACTGGAACGCCATGGCAGGCACGTTCTTCCCGGAGTTTCGGCGGGAGACCCATGTGATCGCACCCTTTGTTCGGGTGCCTCGTGAGTGGAAGAAATACCGGGCGTTCGACTACGGCCTTGATATGTTCGCCTGCCTTTGGGTGGCGGTGGACTTTGAGGGGCGGGCCTATGTGTACCGGGAGGTACAGCAAAGCGGCTTGATCGTCAGCGAGGCGGCAAAGCTGGCAAATGCCCTGACCCCACCGGAAGAACACATTGAGTTCACCATTGCCCCGCCGGATATGTGGAACCGGCAGAAGGACAGCGGGCGGAGCATGGCGGAGATCTTCGCGCAGTACGGGTTGGGGCTGCTGAAGGCCAGCAACAACCGCGTTCAGGGATGGATGGCCGTCAAGGAGCTACTGAAGCCCATGAAGAGCGACACGGACCGGCCCGGACTTCTGGTGACGGAAAACTGCGTGGGCCTGATCCGCAACCTGCCCTCCATCCAGCATGACGAGAAAACCCCCTCGGACTGCGCCACGGAGCCCCATGAGATCACCCACATCTGCGACGCTGCCCGGTATTTCTGTGTCACCCGCGTGTTGGGTGCCCAGAAAACCGCGGAGAAGATCGTGGACGATTTTGACGAGGGCGAGGACTACGATGACGTGATGACGGGCGGGGAGATGACCGCTGATTATCTATCCTACGGATAAAGGAGGCCCGGACGATGGCTCAAATCACATCCAGCAACGATATTCAGGTGTTGAAGATCCGCCAGTTTTTGGGCCTGAACGAGAACCCGGACGGGGATACCAAGATCAAGAACGGCGAAATGAGCAAGATGCGGAACTTCCGTGTGACGCGGGAGAAACATTTACAGATCCGCCCCGGCACAAAGACGGTTCTGAACCTAAAAACGGCATGGGACGCATGGTGCGCGGAGAGCGGCCACACGGCCCCCACAGCAAACCCGGTTTTCTCCGGTGCGTGGGAGGGCGTGGTAGACAGCAAACAGCGGACCCTCGCCGCTTTCGGCGGTCTGATCTTCTCTCTGGACCCGGCGGCGGCAACAACCAAGGTTGTGGGCCAGTGTACACAGGACCAGACCTCGTTCTTCGGATTTTCCAACAAGGTTTACCTGCTGAACGGCCATGAGTACATGAGCTGGGACGGCAAGGAGAACAGCAGCTTTGCGGCGGTAGAAGGGTATATTCCCACGGTGATGAACGCCACCACGCCTGCGGGCGGTGGGTTTCTGCTGGAAAACGTGAACCGGCTGACGGGCAAGCGGAAGGTGCTGTATTCCCCCGACGGCAAGGAGACGGTTTTCCACATCCCGGAAAAGACGGTGGATGAGATCATCTCCGTGAAGATCGGGGACACGGCGCAGACCTACACCCCCGACCTGACGGCGCGGACCTTTACCATTACTCCTGCCCCCGCTGCTGGAACCAACACACTGGAACTGATCTACCGCAGCGGCAACGGAGAACGGGCACAGGTAACGGGGATGCGCTTCTCAGAGCTTTACAACGGCCAGACGGACAGCCGCGTGTTTCTCTACGGAGACGGCACCAACAAGACCATCTACTCCGGTATTGATTCCGCCACAGGTAAGCCTTCGGCGGAATACTTCCCGGATCTGTACGAGGCGGAGGTTGGCGAGGCCAATACGCCCATCACCGGCATGGTGCGTCATTACGCACGGCTGGTGGTATTCAAGCAGGACGCCACCTACTCCATGAGCTATTCCACGCTGGTAACGGCTACGGACGTCACCACGGCGGCGTTTTACGTGACCCCCGTCAACCGGCAGTTCGGCAATAAGGCTCCGGGACAGGTGGACATTCTGGAGAACAACCCCCTGACGCTGGACGATCAGGCGGTGTACCGGTGGCGGAGCGTGTCCACCAGCGGGAATATCACCTTTGACGAGCGGAACGCGGAACGGATCAGCAACCGGGTAGAGGTGACGCTGCAAGGCTTTGATATGGCAGAGACCCGGACCTTCAACCGGAAATCGGCGCAGGAATATTGGTGGATGTACGGAGACAAGGCGCTGATCCTGAACTACGGCGCGGACGCATGGTATCTCTACACCGGATTGAGCTTCCGGGCCATGGTGGAGATAGGGCTGGAGACCTACGGCTTCCGGCCTGACGGCGGCGTGGTGCATATTTCCCGGCAGTACCGGAACGACGACGGCAAGGACATTGACGCCTACGCTGCTACCGGCTCCATGGACTTTAACCGGGACTGGGTGCTGAAATACAGCCCGCTGATCTTCGTGGCGATCCAGCCGGAGAGCAACGCGCGGGTGCATGTGACGGTGGAGACCAACCGCCGCAGCGACTACCCGGAGAAAATCGTGTCCTCCGGCCTGACCACCTTTACCCATGCGGACTTCGCCCACTGGTCTTTTGGAACCAACCGAAAGCCGCAGGTACGGCGGGTGAAGATGAAGGTGAAGAAGGCCACCTTCTACAAGCTGGTATTCAAGAGCAAATCGGCATCGTCTACCGCAACGGTTCTGGAGACGGATGTGCAGCTCCGCTATACCGGAAATGTGAAATAAAGGGGTGAACCCATGAGCAAACAGACGATGACCCCAGAACGGGTCGGAAAGGAATACAACGCAGGCATCAGCTTCAACAGCGGTATTGACCTCTATGACTGCGTGGAGACCAACGAAAATTTCTTCATAGGCAAGCAGTGGGAGGGCGTGCAGAGCAACGGCCTCCCCACCCCCGTATTCAACTTCTTGAAGCGAGTGGTGCTGTTCTCCGTGGCGAATATCTCCACGGACAATCTAAAGCTGTGGGCGCGGGCCATGTCCTCCAGCGGGGAGCGGAACACGCAGACCCTGGAGCGGGTGGCTGACATTCTCAACGATCAGTTCGCGTCCATCTTTGAGCACAACAGCATCGGCGGGCGCATCCGGGAGTATACCCGCAATGCCGCCGTGGATGGTGACGGCTGTATGTATACCTACTGGGACGATACGGCGGAGACCGGGCAGGCCAGCAAGGGCGCCATCCGCACGGAAGTTCTGATGAACACGCAGGTTTTGTTCGGCAATCCCAACAACCGGGACGTGCAGAGCCAGCCCTACATCATTCTGGAACGGCGGATGCTGCTGAGTGAGGCCCGGAAGCGGGCCAAGCGGTACGGCAAGGACCCGGACGAGATCCAGCCGGACAACAAGGACTGCGGCAACAACTACATGGATTCCATGAGCGGCAGCGGCAACAAGGTGACGGTGCTGCTCCGGCTGTGGAAAGATGACGAGACTGGCACCGTCCACGCCTATGAGTGTACCCGGCAGGCGGAGATTCGGGGCGATCTGGATCTCGGCATTAAGCTGTACCCCCTGACGTGGATGAACTGGGACTATGTGCAGGACTGCTATCACGGACAGGCCATGATTACCGGCCTGCTGCCCAACCAGATCTTTGTCAATAAGCTGTTCGCCATGTCCATGATCTCGCTGATGACGCTGGCCTATCCGAAGGTGGTATACGATTCCACCAAGGTAGCCAAGTGGACGAACAAGATCGGCGGGGCTATTCCGGTAAACGGCAGTGTGGAAGGCGTGGCGAAGATCATTGACCCCGCCAGCATCTCCCCCCAGATCAGCCAGTTTATCGACATTGCCATCAGCTACACGCAGAAGTTCCTCGGCGCGTCGGACGTGGCGCTGGGCGATACCAGGCCGGACAACACTTCCGCCATTATCGCCTTGCAGCGGGCGGCGGCAACGCCCATGGAGCTGACGAAGCAGAACCTCTTGCAGAGCATTGAGGATCTGGGCCGCATCTACATGGAGTTCATGGGCGAATACTACGGAGAACGGTATGTGGAGATCTCCAACCCCTATGACACCAGTAAATTGGTGGTTCCATTTGATTTCTCCATCCTGAAGGAGATCCCCTTCACCATTGGACTGGACGCGGGCGCGGCTTCCTACTGGAGCGAGATTGCCGCTATGCAGACCCTTGATAACCTGCTGATGCAGGGCAAGATTTCCACGGTGGAATACCTGAAACGTCTGCCTGCCGGACAGATCACCGACAAGGAGGCGCTGATCCAAGCCCTCCAGCAGCAGGAACGTGCCATGATTGGGGGGCAGCCGGGAGCAGAGGGCGAACAGCCTGTTACCGAGGAGGAAACTGTCCCCATTCGGGGCGGGGCCGGATACGGCCAGTTGCAGCGGAAAATCAACGAGACCGGCGAAGTGCCGAAAACGGAGGTAGGTGCTTAAATGGAGAAGCGATTGACAGCGGACCTGAACGTGGTAGCCAACTCCAATCTGGAAATCCAACTGCTGGACGGCGATCTGAACATCATTCAGAAATTGGATGATGAGCCGAATGACGTGGGCGGTCTGACCAGTGCGGAGCTGAAAGCCAAGTTCGATGAATCCGGCAACATCATCAAGAAGTACATCAACGAGACCCTGATTCCGGCGGTTCTGACGGATGACGCCACGGAGGAAAGCCGCAAGCAGGCGGAAGCAGCGCGCGTCGCGGCAGAGCAGGGGCGCGTGACCGCCGAAGAGGGCCGGGTATCCGCTGAATCTGGGCGGGTATCCGCTGAGCAAGCCCGGTCTGAGGCTGAATCCTCCCGCGTGTCCGCCGAAAACGCGAGAAAGGCGGCGGAGACGGCCAGAGCCGACGAGACCGCCGGTATCGTAGCCCGCGCGACCGCACAGGCCAATGCAGCGGCAGGCAGCGCGTCTCAAGCGGCGGGGAGCGAACAGGCAGCCCAAAGCGCGGCGAATACGGCATCCAGTGCGGCAAGCTCCGCCAGCCAGTCGGCAGCGGCGGCATCCGGCTCCGCATCTCAGGCCAGCGCAGCAGCGGCAGCGGCGGCGCAGAGTGCGGCCAGTGTGGCAGGCATCAACAAGACGGCGGAAAGCTGGGCAGTGGGCGGCACCGGAACCCGTCCCGGTGAGGACACGGATAACGCTAAATACTGGGCGCAGCAGGCGCAGACAGCGGCCGGCGGTGACTTTGCTACCAAGGTGGAGGCACAAGGCTATGTAACGGCACATAACCAGAGCGTTGACGCACACCCCGACCTCCGGGCTGCGGTAGCCGGCGCAGTCCGCTACGACGCGCCGCAGAGCCTGACGGACGCGCAGAAAACCCAGGCGAGGGGAAATATCGACGCAGCCCCCGGCGGGTTTGGGCTGGGAGGTGTGCTTGTAGATGCCCCCGAAAACAGCGAAGGCTTTGCAGACGCAAATCTGATTACCGCTACGGGATTCTATCGTGCAGTTAGGAATGTGCTTTATGGCGGGTGGCACTATATTATTCACTTAAACTATGATTCAGCAACGGCTTTACAACTTGCGGCTTATGTGAGTGGAGAGGTATATGGAGCGCGCGAAAAGCGTCTGAATGTATGGGGCGATTGGGAGCATACTAACCCTCCGATGGAGCTTGGTGTTGAGTACCGAACCACGGAGCGGTATCTCGGAAAGCCGGTATATTATAAAATCGTTGATTGTGGACAGATTGCGAACAATAAACAAGTGGAGCACGGAATTGTGAATATGCGGGATTGCATATCTTTCCAAGGATTGCGTGGCAGTATGCCAATGCCCAGCATTTCTAACAATAATTTGTCGGACCCATGGAGCTACTACGTTGCTGATGTTGATCGTACAAAAATCACACTTGCGTGCGGCACAAGCGCGGCAGGAGACACCTGCCATGTAATGCTCAAATACACCAAAACCACGGACTAAGGAGGAAGGACCATGAAAGTTATCAAATATCAGCTCTGCACCGAGGCCAACCACGGCACGGAGGATGAGCCGAAAATTGAGCAAGTTTTCTCCGCTGTCACGCTGGGATGGAGCGAGGCCAACGAAAAAATTGCCAAGGCGGAAGCCCACAATGGCGAGTATACCAGTGAGAATGATGGTGAGCCGGAGCCTGCACCCACCCAGATTGACCGCATCGAGGCCCAAGTGGCATACACAGCCATGATGACTGAAACGCTGCTGGAAAGCGAGGGTTAATCCGTGAAAGAGAAAATCGCAAAATGGTACAAGCAGAGGTTGTGGACAAAGGCCATGGTCAAGAACGCCGTGAAGAAAGGCGTGCTGACCGCTGAGGATTACGCGGAAATTGTAGGAGAAGCGTATGAATAACACTTGCATCTGCTGTGGGGCTATCATCCCGGAGGGGCGGATGGTGTGCCCTATCTGCGAGTGGGATGCTTTACTGCACGAAAGCAAGTTGGAATTACCACTCCAAAAAAGACAAGAAAGGAGCGTACACATGAACGCGGTACATATCAAAAATCTGATTCTGGCGGGGCTGGCAGCCGTAGGCTCCGTCATTGCACAGGCACTGGGGGGATGGGACATGGCGCTGAAAGTTTTGATCTGCTTCATGGTGCTGGACTACGCCACCGGCTGGATGGTTGCGGCTATCTGGCACAAGTCCGGGAAGAGCAGCACCGGGGCGCTGAGTTCCGACGCGGGCTTCAAGGGGCTGGCGAAGAAGTGCGTCATGCTGGCGCTGGTATGGATGGGGGCATTACTGGATCAGGCAACCTCCAGCGATTTTGTACGGGACGCGGTGTGTATGTTCTTCATCGCCAATGAGGGATTGAGTATTTTAGAGAACACGGCCATTATGGGCGTTCCCTACCCGGCCTTTGTGAAGAATATGCTGGATGCCATCCGTCAGGCCAGCGATCAGGGGAAACAGAATACGGAGGCTCACACATGAGTACGAAAGCGGGCACTGTCCCGCTCTCCGACCTCCAATTTTTGAAGATCTATTTCAATAAGCGGCGTCTCCGCTCCACCACGGCCAACCTGAAGAAGATGCTGGCGGAGGCGGGCGGGGACGCTATCTGCAATGGCTCCATTTTTCTTCGGAACCAGACACCGGCCTGCCACCTAAAAACAGGCGGTAAAGTCTACAAGGCCCCCAATTACCGGGCGTGGGCCATCAGCTGGAATGACCCGGCGGACTTCGGCGTGAAAACCGTGCCCAACGGGGATCGGAATTACATGGAGTGCGTTCACCTCATCATTGGCGGGAAGAAGATCAACCCCGTCCACTGCGGGGCTGATATGAAGTACCGCGCTCCCCGAACGGCTATCGGCACCAAGAACGGGCGGTTCGCTTACTACGTGAGCAAGAACCGGCGGTCGCCGGAACAACTTCGTGACCTGCTGGCCGCGTCCGGCTGGGACAACGCCATCATGATGGACGGAGGCG